GTATAGATTTACGCTGACATTTACCACTGGAAGTGGCACAACGGCACGAGCAAGGTTTGCCGTCAGGGACTCAGGAACCACAATAGGAGATGGAACGTCTGGCATCCTGATCTGGGGCGCGCAACTTGAAGCTGGCGCGTTCGCCACCAGCTACATCCCCACCGTGGCCTCCACGGTCACACGCGCGTCTGACACACCCACAATAACCGGCGCAAACTTTGCAAGTTGGTACAACGCCAGTGAGGGATCTATTGTCGTTAGCGCCGATAGCTTTCGTGGAACGGCGGGAACTGCCCGTACTTTCCAATTTGATGATAGCACCGCCGACAACAACATCCGCGCCGCAGGGCAAAGCACCCTTCAAGTTGTTGACGCCACAGTTACTCAAGCCAGCCTTAGCCCGACACCTTTGATTTCCTTTGATGGCACGGTGTTTAAGTTTGCATCAGCCTATAAGGCAAACGATTTTGCCAGTGTCACAACAGGCGCTGTCGCAACGGATACCAGCGGAACCGTTCCTACGGTAACGCAACTAGCCCTTGGTCGTGGGGTCGGCGGAACAATTCTTAACGGACACCTTCGCACGTTCACCTACTACCCGCAGCGCCTCGCCAACGAGCAGCTACAGGCGCTCTCAGCATGATCGACCTCTACCTCTGCGCACCGACCGAAGCCGACATGACCGCCGCGCTGCTGGCGGCTGGCGTTATCAACGACGAGGGCCTCCCTGTGGCCGGCGTCACCCTCGATCACATTGGCGAGATCGAGGGCGCTACTGGCTGGCACACCAACCTGCGTCTGGTGGAAGATATCGACACCTCGGCGCTTCTCGGCTACATCATAGACACCCCGGCCACGCCGTACCGGGTCTGGGCATAAGGGCAGGCGCGCATGGCTAACGTCAAGATTACCGATCTTCTCGCCGCTACTGTTCCGCTGGCCGGCACCGAGCTGTTCGAGACGGTACAGACCAGCGCCAGCAAGAAGGTGACGGCGGCCCAGATCGCCGCCACCTACTCCACCAGCGCGAGCAACGTGCTGCCCGTGGCCAACGGCGGCACCGGCCGTACGGTCGGAAGCTACTCGGTCTTCTCGCTGGAAATCCACGTCAGCAAGGACGGGAACGACACGACGGGTGACGGCACGCTGATCAACCCGGTTCTGACGATCGTCAAGGCGTTGACCTTGGTGAGCGCGGGCCGGAACACGGTGCTTGTGCACCCCGGCACGTACACCGAGAGCCCGACGGTGAGCTCGGCCAACGTGACGATCGCCACGACCGAGCTGACGGGCGCGAACACCCAGATCAACGGGACGCTTACCCTGTCCGCAGCGGCCCGCGTGTCCGGCCTGAAGATGAACAACCTGACCATCACGGGCAGCGGCAACACGTACATCTCGAACTGCACCGTTGACACGCGGGTCATCAAGTCCGGCTCGAACTACGTCGAGATCATCGACAGCGAGCTGCAGTGCACCTTGGGCGTGCAGATTTCGGGCACCGGAACGGTCTCCATCGTCGGGAACAAGTGCTGGGCGGTGGCCGTGTCCAACGCCGGCGCTACCGTCTTGGTCAAGGACTGCTTCCAAGTCATCAACCCCAGCGTCACCGCCGGGACTTTGAACTTCGACGGCTGCGCCATCTTCGCGGCGAGTCCGGCGACCAACGCCGTGACATCGAGCGTCGGCACCTTCGTCACGCTGGCGAACAGCTTCGTCCTGAACTCCGCCGCGAATAACCCGGAGCGCGTGAGCTTGGGCGGGGCGTACAGCATTCTGAACCTCGTCTACGACAAGACCAACTCGACCTTCACCGGCACCAACCTGAACGCCGTTGACTATTTCAGCGTCGTCAATGCCGACACGGTGGTGTCAACGGCGGCGACCGTGGGCACCCTGACGCTGACGAACGACCTGACCGTGGCCAATGGCGGCACGGGCGCGTCCACGCTCACGGGCTACGTCAAGGGCACGGGCACGACGCCAATGACGGCGGCCGCCACGATCCCATTCGCGGACATGGACGGGCGCGCGTACATTTCGTCGTTCAGCACCGCAGACCAAACCGGCAGCGTGTCTGCCGCCACGGCCGTTACATTCACCGACGGTTTGACCGGCACCGGGATCACCATCGCCGGCAGTCAGATCACGTTTGCGGCGGCGGGCACGTACATGCTCGCGCCGAGTTTCCAGTTCAAAAACACAGATACCAACAATCACGACGCGACGTTCTGGTTCAGGAAGAGCGGCACCAACATCGCCAATTCTGCCAGCATCGTGAACATTCCCAAGGCCGCCGATGGCGGCGCGACATTCGCTCAGATCGTCTTCTTTGAGACCGTGACGGCAGGCCAGAATATCGAGATCATGTGGCTGCCTGAGAACGCGGCGGTGACAATCGATGCCCTCCCGGCGGGCGCGATTGCTCCGGCGGTTCCGTCCGTCATCCTTGTAGCGCAGAGGATTGCCTGATGCCCGGCGGCTTCGCCTTCGATCTCAACGCAATGCGGGCGCGGGACGAGATCAACGACGCCCTGAGCGTGTCTCAGCGGCCGAATGTGGGCCAGATGCCGGCGGATCCGAGCCTTCTGCAGCGCTTGTCACAGCGCGTGAACGTGCAGGCCACGCCGCAGATGCAGCAAATGAACGTAAATGCGCCTCTGGGCGGCGGTTTTAGCGCCAATCTGGGCGTCAATCGCATGGGGGCGCAGCCAAACATGCCCGCGATGCGGCCGCAGGTGACAAATATGGGCGTCGGGTACCAATCTCCCGGCTTTTCGGCCGATGTCGGCTACAATCCGGCGCAGCGCGGCATCAGCGCGGGTGTTCGACTGCCTTTCAAGAAGGGCGGACACGTCAAAAGTGACGATTTCGCCGTAAAACGCGACGAATACGCCTCCGGGGGCGGCGCGTGGACGCGGAAAGAGGGCAAGAACCCCGAGGGCGGCCTCAATGCCAAGGGCCGCGCCTCGCTGAAGGCGCAGGGGCAGGACATCAAGCCGCCCGTGAGCGCGAAACAGGCCAAGAAGTCACCCAAGGCGGCCGCGCGGCGCAAGAGCTTCTGCGCCCGGATGGGTGGCATGGAAGGCCCGATGAAGGACGACAACGGCAAGCCGACGCGCAAGGCGCTGGCGCTGCGGAAGTGGGACTGCTGACATGAGCGATTTTGCGGTGAAGCCCGTGTGGGACAAAAAGCGGCCCAAGGATCTGGGCGAGCCGAAGAGCCTGTCGGTCAAGAAGAAGAAGTCCGCGAAGGCGCGAGCGGCTGCGGCCGGCCGTCCCTACCCCAACCTCGTCGACAACATGGCAGCAGCTCGCAAGAAAGGTAAGTGACATGAAGGGCTTCAAAGACAGCACCAAAGTGCAGTACATGGGCGGCGGCATGGTCGGCGGCTACGCCAAGGGCGGCATGGCCAAGGGCGAAGCCAAAGTCGGCAAAGTCATGGGCGAGTTCAAAAAGGGCGAGCTGCACAGCGGCTCGAAGGAAGGCCCGAAGGTCAAGAACCCGAAGCAGGCTGTCGCCATCGCCATGAGCGAGGCGCGCAAGGCCGGCATGAAGGCCCCGATGAAGAAGGGCAACGGCGGTGACGTGAAGATGCCGTCACCCGCCGAGAGCGCAGCCAGCAGCGAACGCATCAGAATGCAGGAGGAGGCCGCCATGGCCGCGCAGGAAGCCCGTAAGATGCGCGAGATGAAGAAGCGCGTGCCGGCCACGCGCCGCGAGCCGATGCTGCCCTCGCCCGCCGAGAGCGAAGCCAGTGCCCGCCGTTTGCCGCCAGAACTGACGCCGGCTCAAATGCGCGAGATGCTGCGCCGCAAACAGGGCGGCCTCGCCGCCATGCCGAAATGTAAGTGAACGCCGCCCGGTTTCGTGGTAGGGCAGTGATCAGGACAGGAGTGTAGACCATGGCAAACGCATTGTACCCGAAGTGGAAGGAGCAACTGCTCCAGTTCACTGCCAACAACAACCTGAGCGCAGGGACGGTGAAGGTCGCCTTGGTCACGGCCGGCTACACCTACTCGTCGGCGAACCAGTTCTACAGCAGCGTCAGCGCCTCGGTGGTTGGCACTCCGCAGACGATCGGCTCGAAGACGTTCACCGACGGCGTGTTCGACGGCGGCAATGTCACCTTCACGGCCGTCACGGGCTCGCAGGTGGTGTCTCTGGTGCTCTACATCGACACGGGCAGCGCGGCCACGTCTCCGCTGGTGGCCTTCCTCGACACGGGCGTGACCAACCTGCCCGTGACCCCGAACGGCGGCGACATCACCATCACGTGGAACGCCTCGGGCATTTTCGCTCTCTAACTGAGGGGGCGCACGGCCCGTGCCTACACTCTACCTCGACCAAGACGGCGGCAATGACAACCACGGGGGCACTAGCTTCGCGGTGTTGGCTTCGGCTGCGGACGGCGCGCTTACCACTCTCGGCGCGTTTACGAGCGCAAGTGCCTCGTTCCCCAACGACGGGTCGCTTATCGGCCAGTATCTGACGATCTTTAACGGCACGATTTACGCCGCGTACCGTATCACCGCGTGGGTCTCCGCGACTGCCCTGACGGTTGCTGTAATTGGCCTCGGCACCCCACTGTCAACGCAGGCAGCGCGACAGTACTTCATCGGAGGTCGGTGGCAGACGATCAGCAATGGCGCGTCGTCTCTGCGTGTTTTGGCGGGTGATACCATCAGGATCATGGCCTCGCCTGATCCGACAAGCATTGGCAATGCAACTTGGACGGGTGGCGGGCGTCCTGCTAGCCCCGCAGGGTCTCCGTCGTCTACAAATACCACACCCATCGTCGTTACGTTCGCCGCGCACGGATTGGTGACAGGCGACTATGTGTCGTTGACGGGTCAAGCTGGCAACACCAACGCCATCGGCGTCTGGATGGTCGGCACCACGACAGCTAACACATTTCAAATTCTTAACATGGACGGCAGTAACACCACGGGTAACGCCGTTGGCCCCGCAAGTGGCGGTATTACCAAAGTCAACAACTGCATGGTCAAGACAGCAACGCCGCTAGTGAAGAACATCGCTCTGTGCGGCGGGCGTGGCGAAAAACCTGCGTGGACGGCGAGTGCAAACGTCACGGCACAGCAGACTACAGCAGGCTGGAAAGAGGGCAATTCCTGCGCCAGCATCAATCTCGCGACCGCGTTCACCACAGGCAAAGCCGCATACTACACACTGCCGGCTACGCTCGACCTTTCTGCCTACCAACAAGTGACGTTTTGGGTGCAGCAGGGTATCGGAACAACCGCCACCGCTGGACAAGTTTATGTGGCGCTTTGCACCGACACCATTGGCGATACGGTGGCGCATCAGTGCAACATTCCTGCACTTGGCGCAAACAACGTATGGGTGCCGGTGACGGTAAATCTTGGCACTAACTTAAACGCGGCTATCCGTTCGGTGGCGTTTTACGTTGTTACTGACGTTGGCACGCAACAATTTTCACTGGACAACATCGTGGCCTGCAAAGCCGCATCATCCGCCGACAGCGTGACGCTTAACTCGCTGATCTCCAAATCTGACGGTACGGGCGATGAGGCGTGGTACGCCATTCAGAGCATCAACAACGATGTCATCATGTTGGCCAACGCCAATGGTAATACTAGTCAAACCACCAACATACGGGGCTACAACGGCACCTCTGAGACGGTGACGACCTACAAGCGCGAGACGACAAAAACCACGCCCGCTGCTAGTGTTGGCGCAATTGCGGCGGTTGTCAACAATAACGGCACCAGCGGCAACCTCATCACTTACAGTGGCGGTTGGGATCGCACCAACATGTCCACGCAGACCGGCGTAACGTGGTATGACGGCATCAACGGCAACGGTATTGGTATCCAATTTGGCAACCGCTCATTCAATCAGATCGACCGATTGAACTTCTGCCGGTACAATAATGGTATTCAGTTTACTTCAGTTACAGCCGATATAACTATCGGCTCTACTTACCTGACGGCTTGTTCCAGTCAAGGTATTGAGTTTGGAACGGCGAGTCGCACCAATTCCTCGGTGGCATCCATATGGGCAAATAACAACGGGGGTACAGGTATACTTCTTTCCGGCACAGGATCAGTTATTACTACCGCTAAGCTGGTGTCTAATAACACAAGTAACGGCGTGAGTTTTGACGGCTCGCGATATAACACAATCGGTTCTTTAATCAGCGGTAACAACGGCACCGGATCAACTAATGGCGGTATAATTTTTAGCAGTTGCTTTAATAGCACCGTTGGAACAGCGACATTGGCCAATAACGTCGGAAGTGGAATTGTTTCGGGGATATCTGCATTTAGTAATTCAGTAAACGGCGGCAGCAGTTCTGGGCATACTCAAGGCGTATTTGCTTTTTCCGTAAGCGAATTGTATTTGAACAACTTCACCATTAACGAGGTTAGCGAAGTCGCCCAGCCCTCGACGCCTACGGGCTTTGTCTATGCCAACCGCCTTGACGACACCGACAACAATAGCTGGGTGTTCCAAGTCAGCATGGGAACCGTGAACCAGCAGACCGCCGTCGTGGACAGCCCAGCGACGACATCGTGGCGGATGCGCCCGACGACGGTTACTACCACCGCAAACAGCCCGCTTTTACTCAAACTGGGTACGGTGGTCTGCGCCGCCAGCAGTGCCGTGACCGTCACTGCCCGGATGCGGCGCGACAACACCGGCTTGACCATGCGTCTTGTCTGCCCCGGCGGTCAGATCACTGGCGTTTCTACGAACGTGAGCAGCGACATGACCGCAGCAGCAAATACGTGGGAAACGGTGACGATCACGTTCACCCCCACCAAGGCAGGCGCGGTGGACATCTACGCCTATGCGTTCGGCGGTACGACGTTTAACGGCTACGTCAGCAACCTCACAGCGACACAGGTCTGACATGTACGAGATTATCGACAGGGAAGAAGATGTCGCCGGCAAGTGGCGCATCCGCGTGGCCATCAACGGCGCGACCGTGGCGTTTAAGTTTGCGTCAGACCCCACAGACGAGGAAGTGCAGGCCGAGGCTGCGCGTTACGACGCGATGATGCAGGAGCAGTCAGATGCCGCTCCCAACACGGACTGATGTCCTCACCCTAGACTTTACCGGCTACGGGCAACCCGCTGCCTACATCGAAGCCAAGACGCTCAGCCCGTCTTCGGCAACGCTCGACTACACTCTGGCGGGGCAACCTGCTTTTGGCCTGTCCCCCGGCACGCCAACGCAGAACCTCTCACCTGCGCTCTTCACCAACACGAACACGTTCTACACGGCCACGATCAGCCCCGCCAACCTCGCGCCTGCGCTATTCACCAATACGAACACGTTTTATGCAGCCACGATCAGCAGCGCGGTTACGCTGCTGCCTGCGCGCTTCGACAACATCAACACGTTCTACGCGGCGTCAATCAGCACGGGCGCGGTCAACCTCTCGCCTGCGCTCTTCACCAACACCAACACATTCTACACGGCAACGCTCAACAGCACGTATGCACTGCTGCCGGCGCTGTACACCAACACGAACACGTTCTACGCGGCCACGATCACCGTCGGCCCGGCCAACCTCTCGCCGCAGCTCTACGTCAACGCGAACACGTTCTACGCGGCCGCCATTGTTCCGGGCGCGATCAACCTCTCTCCGGCCCTGTTCACCAACACGAATACGGTCTTCCCGCCTTCCGCCCGGTCGGTCAACCCGCTGCAGCCGCCGCTGCTGGTCAACCTCTCGATCTTCTACTCGGCGACGATCAGCGGCGGCAGCCCGGTGCCAATCCCGTTCAACCCATTCGACCGTCGCCAGAACATGATCGTTGAGGAGCTGCCGCGCCAGTCCATGACCGTGCAGGAGCTGCCGCGCCGGTCTATGATCGTGCAGGAACTGCCCCGAAAGAACATGGAGCCCAACGGCGTATAGTTTACACCAGCGCCTCTGTTTGGTATAACCGAGAGGCCAGAGATGCTCGCCCCACGTGGCGAGCTGCTGCCCTGAACCAGCGAGCACCCTCTTATGGCCTATTCCGGCACAGTATCGCAGACGACCTTCGACACGCGCCGCGTGATCGAGAACGCCACGCGTCGCTGCAAGCTGCCCGCGCAGTCCCTCACCGCCGAGCACGTGAGCATCGCGAACGACGTGCTGTACCTGCTGCTCTCGGATCTCGCCAACCAAGGCGTGCCGCTCTGGTGCGTGCAGGAGACGCTGTACCCGCTCTATGAGGGCGTGCCGATCATCGTCACCGAGAAGGGCACCGTTGACATTCTCAACACCAACCTGCGCTCGCTGCAGGAGGTGACTGGCACCAACATCGACACGTCCACGACCCGCATCACGCAGTTCACCAGCACCACGCCCGTCACGACCGTCGGCATCCGCTGGTCGGCACCGGCCGTGCCGATCGAGTTTTCGCGCTCCAATGACGGGGTGACGTGGACTATACTCCAAGCCGAAGTGCCCCAAGCGTCAGCCGGAGAGTGGACTTGGTACGATCTGTCCAGCGTAGTTGCAGCCACATACTTCCGCGTGCGGGCCACCAGCGGCACCCTCGGCTTCAGTCAGGTGTACCTCGGCAACACGCCGACGGAAATCCCGCTGGCCCGCCTGAACCGCGACGACTACACCAACCTGCCCAACAAGCAGTTCCAGAGCAATCGCCCGCTGCAGTATTGGCTCGATCGGCAATCCCTCTCCCCCGTGATGAACCTGTGGCCGGTGCCGAATATCGCCGCCACCGTCATGCAGGTCGTGGTCTGGTCGCACCGGCACATCATGGACGTTGGGACGATGACGCAGGAACTTGAGGTGCCGCAGCGCTGGTACGAGGCAATCGTATCCATGCTCGCCGCCAAACTGGCGATGGAGTACGTCGAGGTCGATGCCAGCATGATCCCGCTGCTCGACCAGAAGGCGCAGCAGGCGCTCTACATCGCGCAGGCCGAGGAGCGCGACAACAGCCCGATGATGATCGCGCCCAACATCGCCGTGTACACGAGGTAAGCGCATGCCGATCTTCCTCGACACTCGTGGCAAGAGCACGCTGGCAATCGGCATCTGCGGACGCTGCAGCCGCAAGTTCTCCATGACCGAGCTCCTGCCGGATCCCAACTATCCGGGCCTGCTGGTGTGCGACGCTGATCGCGACGACTACGACCCGTATCGCCTGCCGGCGCGGCAGCCGGAGAAGATATCGCTACGCTTCGCGCGGCCGGACACACCCCTCGACCCCGGGGGCGCGGTATGAAGATCCTCGAGACCTCTGGCGTGCTCCCCACGTCTCGTGGAGGCGCTGGCGATGGCTCGCGCGCTGTCGCCAGCGCTCTTTCTTTCCCTGATCGAGGAACTTTCTGATGGCCCAGAGCGGCTTCACACCCATTCAGCTCTACCGGGCGGTCACGCCCACTTTGGTGCCCTCGGCGGGCAACCTCGCGGCCGGCGAGCTGGCGATCAACCTCGCCGACGAGAAGCTGTACTTCAAGAACGCCAGCGGCGTCGTCAAGCTGCTGGCGGACTCTGCCGTAACCGGCACCGTCACTTCAGTGGCCGCTTCAGGCGGCACGACTGGCCTGAGCTTCACCGGCTCGCCGATCACCACCACCGGGACGCTGACCCTGAGCGGGACGCTTGTCGCCGTCAACGGCGGCACCGGGCAGTCTTCGTACGCCGTCGGCGACATCCTCTTCGCCTCGACGACTACGGCCCTATCCAAACTGGCTGACGTTGCCACGGGCAATGCACTGATTTCGGGCGGCGTGGGCGTCGCACCGTCCTACGGCAAGATCGGTCTGACGACGCACGTCAGTGGCACTCTGGACGTGGCCAACGGCGGCACGGGGCAGACGACCTACACCAACGGCCAACTGCTGATCGGCAACACCACCGGCAACACGCTGGCCAAGGCCACGCTGACTGCTGGCACGAATATCAGCATCACCAACGGTGCCGGCGCGATCACCATCAACGCCACGGATCAGTTTGTCGGCACGGTCACCTCGGTGAGTGGCACTGGCACGGTCAGTGGTATCACGCTCACTGGCACCGTCACTTCGTCTGGCTCTTTGACGCTTGGCGGAACGCTCTCGGTCACGCCGTCAAACTTCGCCTCGCAGACGGCGAATACGTTTCTCGCGGCCCCCAATGGCGCGGCGGGCACACCCACGTTCCGCGCGATTGTCGCGGCTGACGTACCGACATTGAACCAGAACACGACCGGCACGGCGGCGAACGTCACCGGCACCGTAGCCATCGCCAACGGCGGTACCGGGGCAACGACGACGGGGGCAGCACGCACCGCACTTGGCGCGACCACGCTGGGCGGTAACATCTTCGTCATCCCCAACCCCAGCGCGGTCACGTTCCCGCGCTTCAACGCCGACAACACCGTCTCCGCGCTGGATGCCGCCTCGTTCCTCACGGCTATCGGCGCAGGCTCGGGTAGCGGCACCGTCAACTCGGTGAGCGGCACTGGCACGGTCAACGGCATCACGCTCACTGGCACCGTGACTTCGTCAGGCAGCCTGACGCTGGGCGGTACCCTTAGCAACGTATCCCTAACCTCGCAGGTTACGGGTACGCTGCCTGTAGCTAACGGCGGCACTGGGGCCACTGACGCCGGCACCGCCCGCTCCAACCTGAGCGCGGCGGCATCGGGGGCCGTCGGCTCTAGCGGTCTGACGATGAACACGGCCCGCATGCTGGGCCGCACCACGGCCAGCGCCGGGGCCATCGAAGAGATCAGCATCGGCACGGGCCTCACTCTGTCGGGCGGCACGCTGTCGTCCACGGCGTCTGGCGGCACCGTGACGAGCGTAGATGCCTCGGGTGGCACGACTGGCCTGACGTTCACCGGCGGCCCGGTTACTGGGTCGGGCACGCTGACGCTGAGCGGCACTCTGGCCGTCGCCAACGGCGGCACGGGCGGTACGACGCAGAGCACCGCGCGAGCAGGTCTGGGCGCGACCACTGTCGGCGAAAACCTCTTCACCCTCGGTAACCCAAGTGCGATACGCTTCCTGCGCGTCAACGCCGACAACACGGTCAGCGCACTTGACGCGCCGAACTTCCGAACGGCCATCGGCGCGGGCACGGGATCCGGCACGGTCACCAGCGTTGACGCCTCGGGCGGCACGACTGGCCTGAGCTTCAGCGGCGGCCCGGTCACTGGCTCGGGAACGCTGACCCTCGCCGGCACGCTCGCCGTCACCAATGGTGGCACGGGCGGTACGACGCAGAGCACCGCGCGATCAGGTCTGGGTGCCACGGTGGTGGGGGCCAACTTCTTCACGCTGACCAACCCTAGCTCGGTGACCTTCGTCCGCATCAACTCGGACAACACAATCAGCACCCTCGACGCGCCGACTTTCCGCACGGCCATTGGCGCGGGCACCAGCTCAACCACAGGCACCGTCACCTCTGTCAGCGGCACTGGTTCGACCAACGGCCTGTCCCTCTCCGGCACGGTTACCGGCAGCGGCAACATCACACTGAGCGGTAGCGTCACCTCGGTGGCTACGTCGGCGACCATCGACGGCGTCACCATCGGCTATCGCAGCATCCCCCGCTCGACCACGAGCGGCACCGCAGTGGTGGCCGATGTCGGCAAGTGCATCGCGGTTACTGCGGGTATCACGATCCCGAACAGCACCTTTGCCGCCGGCGACGCCGTCTCTATCTATAATGATAGCGGGTCGGCCATCACGATCACGGCGGGCGTCACGACCCTACGCCTTGCGGGGACAACCACTACAGGCAACCGCACGCTGGCCGCGCGCGGCTTGGCTACCGTCTGGTTCAACAGCGCGACTGAAGCGGTCATCTCCGGCGCGGGGGTCAGCTAATGAGCGGCATCCAGATGGCGCTGCTCGGGAGCGGTGGTAGCGCGCCGACGTTCCCGTTGCCTACCCCAACCAATGTTTCGGTAACCGACACTGCTCCAGTTGAAGCGGGTTACAGCCTTCGAAGCGACGGCGTCGTATCGAAAATCGAAAATGGTTTGGAGACCACTATCGGAAACTGGATTGTCCCAAATACAACGGCTTCTAGTTACGAGGTCAGGGCAACTCTTGTCTCTGGTTCCGTATCCACTGGAACGACGGGGAGCTATCTCAGCCTCGGAACCACTCGCACGTGGGGCGTGGCAGCGAACACCTCTGGGACAAATCAGGGCTGCACATTGACTATCGAAGTGCGTCTCACATCCGGCCCCGGCCCGGTGGTCGCAACCGCAACGGTGACTTTGTACGCGGAGTATTTCTGATGCTTGAACAACTCATCAGCCGGGTCTTCTACGCCCGCAACCTCGCCCACTTCGACCACTGGCGCACCAAGAGCTACGCCCAGCACAAGGCGCTGGGCACGTTCTACGATGAGATCATTGAGGCGCTCGACGCGCTCGTTGAGGCGCATCAGGGCCTGAACGGCCTGATCGGCAATATCCCCGCGCCGGGCGACACCACCGGTGACAGCCTGAAGATCCTCAAGGCCGACGCCGCGTGGATCGAGAAGAACCACGAGGAAATCTGCGGCGGCAACCGCGCGATCGCCAACCTGATCGACACCGTCACGGGCATCTACCTCTCCACCATCTACAAGCTGGAGAACCTGAAGTGAGCGACGACGTGAACCTCCGGCTGACCACGCACGAGGCCGTCTGCGCCGAGCGCTGGCGCGAGACCATCATGCGGATCAAGCGTCTCGAGGCGGTGATGATCGGCTGCGCGGGCGGCATCATTGTTCTGCTGTCCACAATCGCGTTCAAGGTGTCCTGACATGAGCTTCTGGGATCGTTTCGAGAGCACCCGCGACGGCATCGAGGACACAGTTGAGTTCACGATCCGCATGGCTGTTGTCACGCTGGCCTGCGTCGTGCTGGTCGTCGTGGTCGCGCTGGTTATCGGCATGTTCGCGCCTAACAACGTGGTGGACAGCGACAAGGTCTTCGAGATCGTCGGCCCTGCCTTCAACATGGTCATCGGCGCGTTCGTCGGCCTGCTGGGCGGCCTGAGCCTCAACGCCAACGCGCGTGACGTGAAGCCGGAAGAGCCCGCCCCCGTTGAGCCTCTGCCTGAGCCAGAGCCGCCTGCCGCTGTGGCCGACGATGACGACGACATGGCTCCATGGGAGAAGTACCGCAACGACCTGCGCTATGACGCCAACGGCGACGGCGTGGTCGATGAGAGCGACTTTCCTGACTGGCGCAATCCGGGGGCGTAAGTGACTGGCAACCTCTCCACCGTTGAACTGATCGGCCAACTCTGGCCGGTCGTTCTGGCGTTTATCTCGCTGACGATCATCCTTGCCAAGATGGACGTTCGCCTCGGCGTGGCCGAGGAGAAGATCAAGGCGTTGTTCGAGTTGTGGAACAAAGGCAAATGAGCCTCGCAAACCTCCAGCAGAAGATCGGTGTCACCGCCGATGGCGCGTTCGGGCCCGGCACGCTCAAGGCTGCCGCCGCCTACTACAAGCTGTCGCCCAACCGCGCCGCGCACTTCTTCGCCCAGACGGCGCACGAAACCGGCGGCTTCAAGGCGTTCAGCGAGAACCTGAGCTACGGCGCGAAGGGCCTGCGCGGCATCTTCGGGAAGTATTTCCCGACCGACGCCATGGCCAAGGCCTACGAGCGCCAGCCGCAGAAGATCGCCAACCGCGTCTACGGCGGCCGCATGGGCAACGGCGTCGAGGCGTCCGGTGACGGTTGGAAGTATCGCGGTCGCGGCGCGCTCCAGTTGACGGGCAAGGCGAACTATCAGGCGTTCTCCGACTACATCAACCGCCCGGACGTAATGACGAACCCCGATCTGGTCGCGAGCGAACTCTGCTTCGAGAGCGCTTTGTGGTTCTTCGACAAGAACAGGCTCTGGGGCATCTGCGACCAAGGCATCAACGACGCCGCCATCCTCGCGCTGACCAAGCGCATCAACGGCGGCACGCACGGCCTCGATGACCGCATGGCGAAAACAAAGAAGTTCGCCGGGTGGGTGGCATGATCCCCAACCCGATCATGCTTTACGCGGCGGCAGGCGCTCTCCTCGTCGGTGCCGTCGCAGGATACAAAGTCCGCGATTGGCAGTGTGACGCGGCGTACGCAAAGGCTCTGGAAAAGGCGGGAAAGCAACGTGCTAAAGCCGACATCATCCTCGACAAAAAGGCCGCAGAATATGAAGAAACACGCGCCGCTGCCGATGTGCGCTCCGTCGAGCGGACTAACACCATTCGTGAGATTTACCACACGGTGCCTGCCGCTGCTGCCAGTTGCGCTCCTCCTGACGACGCTGTCCGGGTGCTCCTCGAAGTCATCGGTAATCCAAACACTGAAGCCGCCGCCAGCCAATCTGGCGAGCCCGTGTTCCCTGTTAAACAATCCGCCGAAGCCCTTCCTCGACCCAGCCCGGCTGCTGTGGGAAAAAGACCTGATCGAGCGGAGGAATGACTGCGCGGAGAAACACCGGCTAACCATCGAGGCGTGGCGCGAAGCTAGTCAATTGCCGCAAAAGTGATATAAGGACATCCCATGGCCACGACGATGACCTTCACGACGCTCCAGCAGGACGTGCGGCGCTATCTTGAGCGCGGCACGACCTACGCGTCCGACCCCGTCGTCTTCGAGCAAATCCCGCGCCTGATCAATCTGGCTGAGCGGCGCATCGCGCGCGAACTCAAGGTGCAGGGCTTCATCAACGTCGTCAGCGGCACGCTGCAGAGCGGCGTGGCCGTCTACCCCAAGCCCGACCGCTGGCGCGACACGGTCAGCCTCAACATCGGCACGGGCGCAAACAACAACACGCGCAATGTGCTCTTCTCGCGCGCCTACGAGTATCTGCTGAGCTACTGGCCCGATCGCACCGCGACTGCCCAGCCGCTCTTCTACGGCGATTACGACTACACGCACTGGCTGATCGCGCCGACGCCCAATGCGGATTACCCCTTCGAGGTGTTGTACTACGAGCTGCCGCCGCTGCTGGACGACGTGGTGCAGACCAACTGGCTCACCGACTACGCGCCGCAGCTCCTGCTCTACGGGACGCTGCTCGAGGCCACGCCGTTCCTGAAGAACGACGAGCGCATTCCGGTGTGGCAGAACATGTATGATCGGGCGGCGTCTATGCTCAATGGCGAGGATCTAGCCAAGATCCTCGACCGTTCGGCCGTGCGTAAGGAGGCTTGAGGTGACGAACACCTACACACAGATTTTCGGTGGCACGACGATTTACCCATCGGATGTGTCGTATCTGGCGCTTGCGCTGACGGCCGACATCACGTTGGAGTGGCCACTTGAGAGCAACGTCACGAACGCGCCGGCCGCGCGCATCATCGACGTGACGCCCACCGGCGCATACTCCATCTTCCTGCCGCCCGCCGATCAAACGGGCACCGGCCAGACCATCCTGTTCAACAACCTCGGGCCGTCCACCATCACGGTCAAGAACAGCGTGGGCGGCACGCTCCTGTCCATCGGGCAGGGCGAGCAGTGGCAAATCTACCTGACCGCCAACACCACCGCCGCCGGCACGTGGCGCACGTTCCGCTACGGCGCGTCCACGGCGCAGGCGCAGGCCTCGACGCTGGCCGGCTTCGGTCTGACGGCTACTGGCTCGACGCTGTCGCAGTCCACGCCCGTCACGCTCTTCAACAGCAACTACACCGCCGGTGCGCCCGATCGCGCCAAGATGTTTGTCTGGACGGGCGCACTCGGCATCCTGACGCTGCCCACCGCGTCTTCGGTTGGCAGTGATTGGTTCATCGCCGTCCGCAACGGCGGAAGCGGCAATCTCACCATCGATCCGCAGGGCCTTGAGACGATCAACGGCGCGGCGTCCCTGACGCTCACGCCCGGCGACAGCGCCACGGCGGTGACGGATGGCACCAGTTGGTACACGCTGGGCCTCGGCCAGAGCGCTCTGTTCGCCTTCGACTACACGTCTATCAACCTCGCCGGTCTGAGCGGCAACTACACGCTGTCGGGTGCGGAACTGAACCGCGTCGCCTACGAGTTCACGGGCGCGCTGGCGGGCAACGTCGAGATCGTTGTGCCGCAGACGACCCAGCAGTATTGGGTGTCGAACAACACGACGGGTGGCTCCTTCACGCTGCGCGTCAGGACGAGCCCTCAGACGCCGGGTGTCTTTGTCGCTCGCGGCAGCCGAGCCATTCTCTACTCTGACGGGAGCGTCGTGGTGAACGCCGAGACGGCAAGTCTCGCGGTGCCGATCGCCGTCAGCGACGGCGGCACAGGCGCGATAACGGCGGGCCAAGCGCTGATTAATCTGGGCGGCACGTCGGTGGGCATTGGCGTGTTCACGGCGCTCACGACCAACGATGCGTGGACGACGCTGGGCGTGGCTCCGGCGGGCACCGTCAACGGCGGCACCTTCTAAGTGGCGGAGAAAATCGTCCAGATACGGTCGCAGCCGGGCATCAAGCGCGACGGCACCAAGTTCGAAGGCGATAACTACGTCGACGGGCAGTGGGTGCGCTTTCAGCGCGGCCTGCCGCGCAAGATCGGCGGATACCGCGCCATCAGCAAGTATCTGCGCGAGGTCAGCCGCGCGATGCACGAGTTCACGCAGAACAGCCTGACCTACGTGCATAGCGGCTCGGCCAACTTGCTTGAACGCTTCTACATCGACAACGGCTTCAACACGTCGATCATCACCAACCGGACGCCTGTAACGCTGGCGGTTGACCCGAACAATATGTGGCAGTTCGACGCCATCGCCGCGCCGGGCCTTGGCGGCATGCAGCTCGTGGCGCAGGTCGCGCCGAACCTCGAGTGCATCTGCAACGCGGACGGCGGCCAGCTCTTCTTCGGCGACTTGTTTGGCACCGCGCCGCTGCAGCCGGTGACCAACCTGCCGACCGGCTACAGCCTGTCCGGCGGTGTGGCCGTGCTGCACCCCTACACGTTCATCTTCGGCAACAACGGCTACGTGGCGTTTTCGGTGGCGGGCGACCCCACGGACTACACCAGCCTCGGCTCTGGCGCGGCCAACGTCGCCTCGCAGAAGATCGTGCGCGGCATCGCCCTGCGCGGCGGGCCGGGCAACTCCCCGTCCGGCCTGTTCTGGTCGGCGGACTCGCTGGTGCGCGCCTCCTTCATCGGGGGCGACGCCATCTTTCAGTTCGACACGATCAGCACGCAAAGCTCGATCCTCGGCGCGAACACGGTCATCGAGTATGACGGCATCTTCTACTGGTGCGGCACCGACCGCTTCCTGATGTTCAACGGCGTCGTGCGCGAGGTGCCGAACGACCTCAACCTGAACTATTTCTTCGACGGCCTCAATCAGTCGCAGCGCCAGAAGGTGTTCGCGATGAAGGTGCCGCGCTATGGCGAAATCTGGTGGTGCTACCCGCGCGGCGAGGCAGTCGAGCCGTCGCACGCCGTCATCTACAACGTGCGCGAGAACACGTGGTACGACTGCGAGCTGCCCAACGGCGGGCGCAGCGCGGCCGTGTCGCCCACGGTCTTCCCCAAGCCGATCATGACCGGCGTCGTGCCGACTGCGGCGGGGGAAGAAATCCGCATCACCGAGGCCACCGACACGCGTATTACGGAAGGCAGCGACACGCGTATTACGCAGGAAAGTGGCGCGGATCAGTACCGCCTGTGGGTGCAGGAGGTGGGCGTGGACGCCATCGACGGCATCAACATCCAGCCCGTGCTGAGCTACTTCGAGACGGGCGATCTGTCGCTGCCGGTGATGGGGCAAGAGAACAAGGCGCTGCAGGTGCTGATGGTTGAGCCCGACTTCGTGCAGAGCGGCGACATGACCATGCAGGTGACCGGCCGCGCCAACGCGCGAGCGCCCGAGGTATCAACGGAGCCGCACACCATCTACGAGACGCCGCCGACGCCGCAGGATCAGGTTGTCTACTTCAAGACGCAGCGCCGCGAGCTCCGCTTCCGCTTCGAGAGCAACGCCATTGGCGGCGACTATCAGATGGGCTTGATACTGGGGCACCTGCAGCCCGGCGACGGCACGGTGATCGGATGATCGACCCGCGCGGCATGACGTTGATTGATTGGGCCGATAGCGTTATACTGTCGGTTGGTGATGCGTGGTCGTTTGGTCGGCTTGACGACGAGAACGACTGGCAAGATTGGGCGGTAGCCTTCTTGAAGGCGTCGCCCTTTTCAACACGCGCCGTGCCCGATCCGTATCAATTCGATGACTGGCGCGAGTGGGCAATGCGGGTCTACCCGATGCTTGAGGGACAGGGCTAATGCGGTACGGCGAAGACAACTACGAGAACAACTTCCTCGACGACTTCTCCGGCTACGGCGGCTACGGCGGCTACGGCGGCTACGGCGGCCTGCCACCGGTCACGACGTACACGCCACCGGTCGCGACGTACACGCCGCCTGCCGCAACGTACACGGCTCCGATGGGCGGTCTTACGGCTGCGCCCTACAGCCCCCCGGAGTTAACGCCTGAGTTCCTCGCCGAATTGCAAGCATCCGCCGCCCTGATGAAGCAGAAGATAGAGGCGGCGTCTGACCCCAACCGCAACGCCGCCTTCGACAAGTATGTTGCCGATCAGGCCGCGAAGGGCGTTGAGGTCGCCTCGACCTATACTGGCGGCGGTGGCCCGCTTGGCAGTGGCGGCGTACTCGGCGTAACTGATTTCGCTCCGGCTTTTGATCCCGCGAACCCGGCAGGCACCACGGGGCAGGTCGTTCGCTTTGATCCGGGGCGAATGAACGCGCCGGTCGTTTTCCAGCCCGGCCAACAGTATGTGCTGACCGATGCCTCCGGCGAGAATGTCGTGGGCCGCGCCTCTTCGGTTGAGGAACTACAGAAGCTCGCCGCCGCGCAGGGGAACATGCCCTACGGTTTCCAGTTGTATCAGGCCGATCAGCAAGGGAACTACAAACCCGGCACGCAACTTTTCGGTGAGACAGATCCGCGTACTAAAGGACTTATGGGGGCTATTGTAAATTACGGATTACCAATTGTAGCAGGTATTGCTACTGCAGGAGCCAGTTTTCTACCTGCATTAGCGGCCTCTGCCGCCGCGTCAGGTGCCTCCAAATTAATGACAGGATACACACCAGAAGACGCAGCAAAAGCCGCAGCGATTGCGGCTGCTACAAGAGGCGTGCTAAAAGGCACTGGCCTTGAAGACAGCATTGGTGGTCTATTATCAGCAAAAGGCTCTGTTGTAGGCAACGCCGTGAACCCCGGTTTCTACGTTCCCGGAACCGTTATTCCAAAATTTGTGGCCCCCACGCTTTCCGGTCTGGGCAGCACGGTTGGTACTCTTGCGGCCGCACCTGTGGCGGGCGAAATTCTTGTTCAAGGCGCGCGCAACGCCGTCAGTCCTGCGCTGGCTTCCGCAATCACCGGCGGTTTGACCAGTCTCGCCCCCGCTGTATTCGACCCTAGCAGCATCCCGCAGTTTCAATCTCCCGACGTGAGCAACGCGGAAACCTCGCAGCAAGAAGCAGAAGCGTTGGCTGAGGCGGATCGCATTAAACGCTTTGAAGCTGAAGCAGCCGCTGCTGCTGCTGCCGCTGCTGCTGCCGCTGCCAACACTGGTGCGC